GACGATTCGGGTCAAATGGGGAGTCGACAGCGCGAGGTCTGCCAGCGCGTTGATCGGCGCGTGGACCGGAGCCGCGGTGACGGCGTTCGACCCGGTGGCGATGAAGGCCGATCACCTGCTGACGGAGCTTCACGGCAAGCGATACTCCGACGCTAACTGGGAGTACCGCTCTGGCTGGCTCGACCAGCCGACGAGCCCGATCTCCAGCGCGGAGGCCGCGGCTTCTAAGAACGGCGTCGATTCTGGAGAGTTTCGTATCGTGCTCTCTGGCGGGCCTCCGTCGTGGACGGCGCTGTGGCAGGAGTACACCGGCTCGTGGAACGACCTGCAGACGCAGGCGATGGACCTGCGCAGCCACGCGACGGATGCGCAGCAGATGGCTCTCGTTGCCCATCTGTTCGCTGGAGCGACCAAGCCGCAGCCCGTCTCTCCTCTTCCTCCATGGCCGCCGCAGACCGCTTGGTTCCGAGAGGTGGAGGTCGGCATGTTTGAGCCGTGGGTGCCGGACATCGCGTCTGTGAGCGAGCGGGAATGGAACGAGGGCTGGCGCTGGCTCACCGGCTCGACCGACGATTACCCGGTGGAGCTCCGGCGTCCCAAGACCGACCTGCTTCACAGGCCGATGGGTACGGCGAACGCTCCCATCTCGTTGCGTGAGGGCGATGACGACCTGGGCGTCTGCATCCAGCTCGGCGTCGATACGAAGTTGACGGCAGTCGGGCATGAGGACCGGCGGTACATCACCGTCTACCAGACGGAACCAATCGTGCCGACCGACAAGAACCTTTACGACCAGGACGCGCCGTTTGCGTGTGTCGTGCGGTTTAAGCCTTCCGACATGGCTGGTTGGGGCTCGGACAGAAACATCATCTCGTTTGGCGACATACAAGCGGGCGCGCCCTCGGCGTCGGCCAACGGCATAGGCCTGTACTGGGAGGACACTGGCGGTGGCGACGGACGGCTGCACGCCAAGTGGTTCAACGGTGTCGGCTGGGATTCGATCTACACCGACTTCGATGCGGTGGACTACGATGGAGTCGCGGTAGACATCGCGCTGGCATGGTCTGGTGCTCGAGGCACGACTATCGGCCGGTCGGACTACGAGGTGAGGATCGTCGTGGATGGCGTGACTCAAACTGCGGTTGTGGATACCAGCTTGACCCTGGCTGGGACGGAGAGGGCCTACGTTGGCGCTCTGGGCTCGCTCAAGGCTGCTCAGGGCCTGCTCAGGGCTGTGGCCTTGTTCGGGGACGCCCTGACCGATGACGAGATTCTGAAGGCATTCACGCTCGCTGGCGAGCCCTTCCCCAATCCGTCGTTCGAGCTGCCGCGGGCAGACGGGCGCCCCGGCGAGGCTGAGGGCTGGACGTGGGAGAGCTACCAGGCAGCCGGAGGCTGGGCTGAGTTCAATATGAGCGATCCGGCCCTCGATGTGTACCAGACCGCTAGGGAGAACTTCGACGCCGGCTGGTCAAGCAACGAGGATTGGATCGACGACCTGGCGGCAGCGACGACAGTCGCCGCGGTGTTCAACGAGGCCGCGCCGAACTACTCGTCGGTCTACGAGTACTTCGAGATCTGGCCCGCTGGCCTTCCGTGGCTGGACTCGTACACCCTCAACGGTGCGGAGTTCAGCGGCTGGCACTCATCCATCGAGTTGGACACGGAGAACTTCGATGAGGAGTGGGGCAACGAGCCGTTCTCGGCCAGCTCCGATTGGAAGGCTGGAGTGGCTGTCGACGGTCTGATCTACGGCACCGCCTTGACCTTCCCGCTGACTGTGGAGCCCGGCAAGCAGGGCCTCGTGATCTTCGACGACGTGACAAACGACGCGGCCTTTCTAGCCGTGCCCGCCGGCGAGTACGCGACGGCGAGCGCAATCCAGTCGGCGCTCAATAGTCTGATCATCTCGCAGCTTCCCTCTGTCGATGTCGTCGTCAACGTGTGGTCCGAAAACGGAGAGCAAGGTCTGATCTTCGGTTGGGACAACGCTCCGAGCTCTCAGCTCGAGGTGTACCTCGGACGCCTGCAGAGGCAGCCGTACAACGACGTGCGTGAGACGCTCGGGTGGACGAGCTTCGGGCCTCAGGGTACGCCAACGGAACTCCAGTATCCCGTCTCCATTCTTCCGTCGACACCACCGACGATGGAAGACGACGACGTCATGCTGCTCGATGTCTGGACGATGGTGGAGTTGATCGCCGACAGCCATCCTGACCTCGGCGGGACGTTCGCCAGGGACTACGACATGGTGTGGGCCGGCTTCGACACGGCGATCACCGTGGCGACTCCGGTGGAGAACTTCAAGCTCGATGGCTGGGCCGGAGCGAGTGCCGTTTGGACGCCGAGCTTCGACCCGGGAGACTTGACTGCCGCTCTGTTCGACAGCGGCACGGTAGATGTGGAGAACTTCCTCAAGGCAGAATGGCCTGACGAGGAATGGCTGTAAGGAGAGAGACATGGGACAGGCTGACTGGGCAGACCTCGACAACGCGCTCGCGGAAGCCGATCTTCAGCGTGGAGTGACGGCAGGAGTGACGCCGCCACCCGGAGCCGGCAACTTCGTCTACGGCTACAACTCGGTGAGCAACGAGGTGATCGGCGCTCACGGCAAGTATGTCGACCTCGCGGACTTCAACCCGACAGGCTCCGGGCCGTCCGTCGCAGACGGTGGAGGGTCGGTGCGCGGCTGTGTCAAGCGCGTGGGCTCTCCTGGCAATACCGGCATGACTCCTATGCTGTTCTTCTGCTGCCAGGACAACCCGCCGTCGGTCAACAGCGTCGCGTACATCCTAGGCCTGAGCGATGCCGACCCGTACGAGATCACGCTGGTCAAGGGCATCATCTCCAGCGGCATCGTCGCGGACGACGAGAACGTCACCATCTTGCGCAGCTCGTCGGCGCAGTACTCGATGGGTGATGACCTGTGGCATCATCTGCGTCTCGACGCCATCGTGCAGCCGAATGGCGATGTGCTGCTTCAGGTGTTCGCAAACAACCTGACGACCAACCCCTTGGGGTCGACTCCGAGCTGGCAGCCGATCGCGGGCATGGCGGACTACATCGACGACGCGAAGCGGATCAACACGAACAGCGAGCCTCTGCTCGGAGGGTTCGTCGGCTGGGCGTTCGCGGTCAGCAACTCTCTGAACCGCCGCGGCGCGTTCAAGGCAATACAGGCATATCGGGTGACTTGATGGGAACGTGGTTCGACGTAGAGCGCGGTGTGGCACAGGGCCGCATCGAGCCACAGAGCGTGACTCCGCCTGACGGCGAGAACACGTTCGTCCTGGGTGCCGACGGAGACCTCGAGCCAGCCGAGCTAGGAGACGGCGACTACACGGAGGTCAAGACCATCGCAGACCTCACCGACTACGACCTCGTCAGCGCGACGCTCGACACGCTCGGCGTGCTGATGTCGCAGTATCAGGCGAAGGCCGGCTGGGCGAACGACGCCGACACGCTGTTCCATTTCGATTTCGACTTCGGAGGCGACCCGACTCCCAACCTGATCTCCGGTGGCTTCGACCTATCGAAGGCCGGCGACGCGACGACTGAAGAAGAGACATACTCCCCCGACGGAACGTACTGCCGAGGCGTACCCGTTGGGTCGATCACCGGCAAGATGGAAGGCGCCAACACGCCGCAGATCTACTCCGCGGACCTCGACGAGTTCACACTCCAGTGGTGGATGAACTTCGACAGTGACAGCCATCCTGGGTCGAGTGGAATCAACCCGAAGGTGTTTTCGCTGATCGAAGGCGGTGTTGGCGGGCTCGAGATCTTCCTCAGTGGTGTCGCCGGGCCGTCGGCTCACGAGTGGTACCTGGCGATGCGCCACGTCAACAGCGCGACGGACGAGTCCCGCGTCTTCAACCTCGGACCGGGCGGAGTTGGCTCGGGTCTAGTGATTGACTCCAGTCCTGGCTGGAAGCTCTACAGCGTGCGGTTCGACATCGCCAACGGCTGGCCGACGCAGGCCGAGCTGTTCGAGAACGACGTCAAGGTCGCCGTGGCGGCGTCTGCGTTCTCCGTCGCTCCGGCTCCGGCTTCAGGCGGCCAGGCGCTTCAATACGCGGGCATCAACCTATGGGGTGAGGTCGACCGCGTGCGGCTCAAGGACAAGTGGCTCTCGGACTCGGAGATCACCGACGCCTACAACGAGTGCGTCGTGGCGCCGAGCCCAGTGGACCACGAGTGGAGGATGCAAATCTTGATCGACGGTCGGGTGTACGCCACGCGCGTCATAGCGGCAGACGAGAGCCGTCGCTGGACGGACATCAAGGCTCCAGTCAGGCTGCTCTCCGGTGAGCACGAGGTCGCGTTCAGGCTGATGCTGACGGAGGCTCCGTAGATGGCGATCACCATCGAACAGCTCCTTTCCATGCTGTCGGTTGATGCCGTAACGGCATCGATCTCGGCGAACCGTCTCGTCCTGCTACAGCGCGACCCGCAGCCAGACGAGGAGGACATCTTAGTCAGCTCTCCGGTCCGGTTCTTGATCGTCGACCTGGACAGCGACCCGACGGTCTCGCCGCCGCCTTCTCTGAACTTCACCGTGAAGATCGAGGGCGTCACTGTCGGCACGTACTCAGGGGGCGTGTTCACGCCTGTCGCGCCATGGGGAGGATCGGTCACGACCATCCACCCGAGCGGGCCGTACGTCGGCTGGCAGGTCGAGCTGACCCAGACGACACCACCTCTGTTCATGAGCGAGCAGCTCGTCAACGTTGAGGTCGATGTCGCTCTGACTGGCGGCTTCGGCTACGGACCCTATGGCCACTTCCCGTACAGCCATCCTCCGGCACCGACACTCACGTCGTTCGTCTACGAGTTCACGGCGGAGGACCTCACGCCTCCCAAGCTGCTGTCGGCGGAGGACAAGTCGTCCGAGGTCGCTCGAGTGACGTTCGACGACAGCATGGCCGTATCAGGCACGGGCTCTGTGCTCGACCCAGATGCGTGGTCGGTGACGACCTTGAATGTGGACCCGTGGCCTGGTGTCTCGCTCGAGGTCGTGTCCGTCGCCGAGGTCGATGGCACGAACGCAACTCAGTTCGACCTGACCTTTGAATGGGAGCAGACACCGGGCTGTCTGTACGAGCTGGATGTGGCGACGACGGTCGAAGACACGTCCGGCAACCAGATGGACCCGACATCGCTCACCGCTCAGTTCACCGGCTTCTCTCCAGAGCATCCCAAGGGAAGGCGGTTCGACATCTGGTCGATGATGGTGCCCAAGAAGAACCGGCTGGAGGACGAGACACAGGATTTGCGACGTTGGATCAACTGCTTTCAGGAGGTGCTGAACCTTCTGCTGATAGAGATTGACAGATTTACCGACCAGTTCGATCCGGACCTGTGTGCCGACGAGCAGATCGACGCGATGCTCTATGACATGGGCAACCCGTTTGACTGGGCCGAACTGGAGCTGACACCGATACAGAGGCGCAAGCTCCTGCGATACCTGATTGAGATCTACAAGCTAAAAGGCACCGATCCCGGCATAGAGAACGCGATCTTCTTCCTTCTCGGCGAGCCCGTCAGTGTCGTCGACTACACGGCCGACGGATGGAGGCTTGGCATCGACGAGCTGGGCACGGGAGAGATCGCGCAGGTAATGAGCGATGCGTGGGAGGACTACGACTTCAGCGGCGCCCCGTTGTCTCTCGAGGTCAAAATCGACAGCGCGATCCAGGTTGTGACGTTTCAGCTCTCGGACTTTGCTGTGCCATCAGCTGGCAAGGCGGCGGAAGTGTCCGCCGTACTCGACACCAACCTCTCGGGTGGCGGCTCGTACGTCGCTGTGCCGGGTGCTCCGGCAGTGCTGGTCAGCGGCAACAGCGAAGCCTATGCGATCAGCGGCGGAGATACTCTGACGATGATTGTTGGTGGCATGCCTCGCACCGTGACGTTTCACGCTTCGGACTTCGTCGTGGCGGGCTCAGGCACGGCAGCCGAGGTCGCGGCTCGTGTCGAAGCCGACGTGCCCGAGCTGGTCGCGTTCGATGTCCTGGGCGTCGTCGAGCTACAGACCGTGGTGCGTGGCGAGCTCGCCA